CTTAAACTGGTTTAGCGTACATTCCAGAATAGCGGCGGTTTGAGATACTAACGGGGTTAAACAATCGTCTAGGCACGTTGCGTAAGCTTGTGTAATGCCTTTGACGCGAATACGTAATAAGTGGCGGTACTTCTCTTCATAGAGAGGATAAGTACAACCACGTAAACAGTGGTGAGGGAAGATTTCTTCAACCTCGATGTCAAACCCTAAATCAGCGCCTAGCTTGTCGATGTTCCATGCTTGTAAGCCACCTTTGCGGTGATACTTTTCAACCACAGCAGCACGGCGCGATTCAAACGTCTGGTTTTGAACTTGACACTCTGGAAGCCCTAAATACTCTTCCCATTCGTCTAGTAATTGCTGAGTGATTTCAGGGCGCATTTCTAACAGTAAACTGCCTGCGCTCACCTCTACCGCTTCTAGCCTTGGTGCATAGCCTGCCGCGTATTTATGAAGGTCTAACGATGCTGAACGCTGCCACAAGATACCTCGTGGCATTTGCGCCATGATTGAGTTAGTCCATTGCTCTACAGAGTGGCCCATGTGATCACTCCAAGCTCATGTAACTCATTCGATGCAGCAGGAACGTCAGCATTCAGATCTAGCGAATAGTCTTCAATACCTGGCACTGAACCAATAGCGGTGCGCACTGCACTCACAAGCAAGGTACTAGCAGGGCTTAACGTTTTAAAATAGCTGTTGATACTGGTCTGCACACTGGCGCGAAGCTCTGTGTTATCTGGTGTGATATTGATGTCTAAATCCGTCACTTTCAGCGTTAACTGAATCGGCACTGGCTCGATGCCAGCAGGGCGACCAACGTCACTCCCTGTTGCTGGGTCTTTATGGCGATAAATATAATCAGACATCGCTTGTTGGTCGGTGACATTAGGCAGAATGTCTGTACGGCCATCAAAGACAAATGCATAGCCAACCGTCGAGCCACCTTGATAGGCATCGATAGCCCAAGCACGAGTAACCCCTGCGACTTCACGGCACCATGCCACGTAGTCATGCACCGCGCCGCCCATTGGTGGGTTACGCTTACGAAACAGTAAACGCTCAAGCACTTCAGCAACGGATTCTATTTCCGCACCACCTGAGATTTCACCCGTCACACCATTAGGTTGAATACCTGGCACGGTTGAGACCAATGTCAGCGTTTCACCTGCCGCGAGATTACCCGCCGCGCCTGATTCTTCCGCTTCTACTTCCACTAAAACGCTGCCACTGTCTGGCGCATTAGATAGCGTCACTCGATATAATCGGCCATCAGAATGCGTCATCACAGTACCAACGGGAATAGGCACATTACCTGTAAAAGTAACGGGGCCAGCGGCATTCGTTGCAAGCTTTTGAATCACGCCTTCATAGCGCGCTGCATCGATGATGGTCTGGTCTTCAGATTCAGTAGAAGGGATGATTTGACGCACAATCCAAGATTGGTAATCGTAGAGATCACGAACGCTGCCACTCACAGAAGAGTTAAGCGCTTGCTCAATGCCAAACTTAGGTAAAACCTCATCTAACGAGGCTTCAATATCGATTAAACCGCTTTCAATAAGCTGGCGTAGCGTAGGAACGTTAAACGGCACGTTGCGCCTCCCATCGTTTCATAACGGTCAGTGAGATGACTTCGTTGTCTGGTTTGGTGATATTGATAGACAAGGCAAGGGTTTGAAAACGAGGAATAGAGCCAACCACAGACACACTTTTTGCCATCTGGCCATCACCGCTATCAACCAACATCCAAGCCAGTGCATCCTCTGCGTATTTCACCGCACGATTGCGCACATCGGTAGTCAGTTTTTCACGGTAAAGCAGCCAAAGTTTAGAGCCCCACGGTGCATCGTAAAACGTGTCACCTGGCCAGCCTCTAAAGTCGTTTGAATCGTCGGGTAAGCGGTCTGAAGTATCGGCGCGGGCATCAGTGAACAACGAAATCAAAACGAGGGCTGAAACTGTGTCATCTGCGACACTTCCGCCCTCGATAATGATTCCTGTGTTTTTCATCATGTCGAACACGATGCTCACGCTCATAGTTAACCCACTGGTACTGAAGTATTCCTGTTCTCTGCATCTTTGTGGAAATGGCCAAGGTAGCTAAAGCCGCCTGCGGTAAAATCTAAACCGCTAACAACGCTGGCAGAAGTAATGCCGCCAGTAGCAAAAATACCAAGGTCTGTAGATATCCCACCTGTCACATGCAAAGGGCCTTGAATCAATGTTTCAGGGGAAATAATAGTGAAGGAATTAGCGGCTTCAAAAATAACGTCGGTTGCTGTAACAACCACCTTGCCATCTTTGGTTAAGCGGATTTTATGACCTTCCAAATGGTAGAGGAAAACGTCACCGCTTTCACCCTTTGGACGATATTTTTTATCTTCAACAGCTACAGCAACCAAGTTACCTAGATTGCCACCGATAGCCGCAAGAATGGCTTCAGAGCCTATAGGTGGGAACGAACTGCAACCGTAGTTTTGAAAGCGCTCGATGTCATCAACAGATTCATCAGCGTGCATTTTAAGTTGCAAGTTTTGGCGCTGTAAATCTTCAACCACGCCAGACACCACAGCGCGAGTAATCGAACCTGTAATGCGGCGTTTAATAGGGGCAAGCAATCGCTCAATATAACGTTGAGTTACCATTGACCACCGCCTAATGTCGTTTGTTTTTCAACTTCCGCAGGGATGTCAAACGCTTCTGGTTTCACCACACTGACCACAGCCAGACGACCTGAATCATCTTCGCTAAACATGATCGAGGCAATCAGCATATCTTCATCCAAACCTACAATCTCATCTTGAACTGGTACTACCGTATTGAAGTTCCATAACTTGCCCGTTTGCGGAATTCGCCACCCTGTCACCGTGTACTCTGCACCATTGGAGGTAGCAATACTGCGTTGGCGTTCCCATTGGCCGCGCTTGGCTGCACCTTCCGCAGTAGTGATTTCTTCGTTGATAATAATCATTGGGCGATAGCGATTGATATCTGCATCTTTCACTTCAGCTTTGATACCGCCAACCGTTGACAGTGCGGAATCATCCCACGAGCCAAACGAAGCACCGACAGCCTTAACCGTAAAGCTACTAAAACGCTGACGCCAGCTGAAGCGACCACGCGCAGCTTTCACATTCTCACCAAGGATTAAAGACACACCCGCACGCTCTGTACTTCTACGCACGATCACAAGGTTGCCAAACGTGTCACTGGTTAACAGCACACCACGCTGACGCGCTAGACGAGCAAGCAGCTCATGCGGTGTTTCACCTTGCTCGATTTGAATACGAGGGAACGCCGCGCCCACATCGGTATTCACGATCACTTTAATACCGAAAGGCTTACATACCACGTTAGCAATCTGAGTTAACGTTTGGTTGTTGAACTGGCCTGAAGGGTAGTCAATCGAGCAATCCACTAAGTCAGCGGTTTTGTCTCGACCGCTCACCGATATCATCACCTGGTTTGCATCGTAACTTGGCACCCAATCATCCACATAGCCCGTAATCACGCGCTCACCACCAATTTCAATCACACAAGGTTGCCCTTGCTGAATCGGCTCCATGAAGGCTTTGTATTTATCGTCAGAGCCTTGCCACTTCCAAGTCAGTTCTAAATCAAATGAACCAGACATCGCATTGATTGAGCGAGTCACACTGACCTTAGTCCAGCCACCGTAAACATTACCGCCAGCTTTCAATACAATTTCATCTAACTGCGTTGTCATGAGCTAATCACCTCAATGGAATCTGAAGGCAAGATAAAAGACGGATTAGATAAGCCATTACGACGCACAATGCTCTGGCGCGTTTCAGTGTCGCCGTTCTCTTGCCATGCAACCAAAGAAACAGGCACCGTACTGGTGGGCGTGTAAATACTTAACTGAGGCAACAACTCGGCTCTTGCTCTGGTATCCGCCAGCACCGCTTGACGCAGCACACGAAACTGACGCCACACAGCAGAGTCACCAAGTTCAACGGCATTTGCAGAAAGCTCTGCTAATTCATTAGCAATGTCATACCCAATCTTCTTGTACTGCTCACCTGTTAATACGGCTTTACGGTCAGCACCCGAAAGGCTATTAATCGACTCATCGGTATCAACCAAATCAACACCAATATCCGCGTCACCCATTGCTGAAGCCTTAGACACAGTCGCAGAATTCATAATCAAACGCTTGTACGCATCGGCATTATTTAGCACGGCTTGCTGCTTCACAGGGTCGGCCACACTAGGCACTGAACTCGCGAAGCCATCAGCGCTATCGATGTTACGGCTTAAACCACCAGTAACAGCCAGCTCAGCGCGCATACCATCCCAACGGTTTTGCACGTTCTGGTAAACATCGAGGGCACGAATAGGGTCAGTAACCACGCCTTTCACGTCTTCCAACAGGCCCATGGTTTCACGCGCTAATTCACCAGGGTAGGCCAATAGGTTGCCAATGGAATCTTTGGTACGCATAAGGCGATCTGTCCACTCACGCAGCTCACTAGGTAGTGATGGCAAACCACGAGTGAATTCATCCAAGTCATCTAAGAACTGATCAACCATATCGCCCACACCTTCCGTGGCCGTCTCATCAAATTCTTTCTCAAAGGCATCATTAGCCGCATCTTGTGACTTGGTTGATTCACCTTGCACCTGGCTTGCGGTATCGCGCTTTGAATTCGGGAATAGGTTTTCACCTTGTTCAAACACCTCAAAGCTAAACGTGGCTAATCCGTCTGTTTTATTGACTAACTTAAAGCTGCCTTTACCAACCTGAACCTTACGAACGCCAAACCAAGGATGAATCAGTTCACACGGCCCTGGTGTATTAATCGCTTCAATGATTTGCTGTAGTTTCTCAAAGTAGCCATCACCCACAGTGCGGCCATTAATCATTTCTTGTTGAAGCACTTTACCGTTATCTTCGGTATAGCCTTGTTCACGCTTAGGGTAAGCATGAGGGATAGCACGGCGACCAAAGTCACCACTTGCATCATCTAGGAAAAATTCAACACCACGAATAGAGGCGGTTAAACGATCTTCAAATGCCATTTAAAGCCCCTTTAATTTGTACCCGTATCTGGGTCGATTTGAATGGTTGGTGAAGAGGAAGTGGCGGTTACTTTTGGTCTGTCGCCTGATACATCAACTTTTACATTCACTTGCCCGCCAATAGGATAGTTAGATTGGCCATCAATCTGAGGATAATTACCAGTTAAATAAGAAGGAAGATTTTGATTTGATGGTTCATTCATATAAGCATTTACTTTTTCTTCAGTGATGGCTTTGTCTGAAGCCCCACCAAACAAGTCACCTACTGTTGTTGACTTGGCCCACTTCCCGAAATCTGTACCGCCAATCAGAGAATCAAGCACAGTATCAACAACAGGGTAAATGATTGTCGCTGCCGCAGCGCCTTTCAAAGCTGCGCCCGTTCTGCTTGGTTTCGTTGCACCTGAACCTTTGCCGCCATTTCCTTTTCCATCAGGAAGATCACCACCTAAACCACCCATGCCACCACCTGGCATATTTACAACAAACACAGGCATCGCGCCTAAGTCTTGAAAACCACCTTTACCGCCTGCATCGCCACCCTTACCTTTACCTAAGAACCTACCAGCAGCATTTACAACATCTAAACCTTTCTTGGCCACAACCAAGCCACCTACAGCCCATGCAGCTGCTTCTCCCCATTTCAACCAGTTTTGGATGGTTTCATCATCAATGCTATTGATAGTGTCAGCTAAATCTTGAATAGGCTCAGCAAGTCTTTGGTTAGCGAATTTCTGGAATGTATTATCTAAAGCAGTTAAAGAACTATTAAATGTAGCGGCGTTTTTTGCTGCGGCCTTTTGGGTATCACCCGCAACTCCAATATCTCCGGTCATTTTACGAATGAGATCTTTATTCATTATATCGTAGAGCGATGACAAGCCTTCAATTGCAGTTCCATCAAAAACATCACCTAATTTTACAGGATCGTTTTTTGCTGCATCTAAAATTTCAAGAAGTAGTTCAACAGGCTCCTTTATTTCCTTTGTGCCTTTTTTGAAAACATCAATTCCTCGCTGATCTAAGAATTCAATTTTCTTCTTATCTGAAAATGTTGAAAAAACAGCTTGAATAGAGGTTAGAGCCTCATTGGCATTACCTTTGGTCTTAGCAAATAATTGGAGTAAAGCTCCCATTTGTTTTACAGCATCAGGACCTTTGCCTTGATAGGTAGAAAACAATTGTGCTGACACCTCAGCAAGCTCTTTTACGCTAACACTACCTATCGCAAATTGCCCATATAGGTCATCAATAGTCTTTCTAACCAATTCGGCATCACGAACACCTTTCTCCCTGAACTGTGAAAAAATTGCAGCTGTAGATTGCGCATCGACACCAAAAGCTTGCATAAATAAGCCCATATTTTCTAAGTTTTCATTTAAAAACTCTAAATCACCAGACTTACCTAACACGCCGCCAACAGCAGAGGCTAAATCTGGGGCGCTAATGCGTATATCTTTATTGTTCGCAATATCTTGAACTGAAGCTTTTAAGCTTTCGACTTGCTCTGCACTTAATTTTGCATCAGTACCGATACGAACCATCTGGGAATCAAATGCAGCTACATTACGCACGGTTGCCCCTGTCGCAAATGCCGTGGCCATACCTACATAGCGATTACCTAAAGCGTCAATACCTCGACCAGCTGCGGCGGTCGAGGTTTTAACGAGTGTCATGGCTTTTTGGTTTTTCTTGGCGAACTCACCCATCGAATTACCATACTGACGCGCCTTAGCCGCTAGGTTACCTGCAAGGTTTAAGACAATATCGGTTTCAAGTTTCTGTGCCATTGGATTGTTCTCTTAGTTTTCGATAGGTTTTGAGTAGTCGCCGCAAAGGCATGGCAGTGGTGACGCTTAACGGAATTCTTGAACACATCGCAAGTTGCAAGTTTTCACAGACTTCCGGTAGCGCCTTAAGATCGCCCCCTGTTTTCGAGCTCCTTGGTAATCAGCTCATCAAGCTCACTTGCTTTTTCTTGCAGCAGTTTAAAGTCGTCTTGGTGCAGCTTTCTTAACTCCTTGATAGAGATAGGCCCCTGAACACTGCCAATGTACTCAACCTGACGAACAAGAAGCTCAATGCCATAAAGCACATCAGAGGTGTACGCCATGGCCACACCCTCATTCACGATCACTTTCTCTGCCGCTAACTGCGCATCGATGTAATCACCAGAGCTTAACTCTCTTAGACCAACTTCATGGTGGACGGCTTCGCCCACCTTGAAACCATGATCCAATGCAAAGGTCATGATGGCCATTAGATTTTCTCCGCAGGGTTGCCTTCGAACGTGCCCGTAATATCACCAGAGTCACTTAACTGGAAAGGGGCTTGTGGTGATGCACCTGTAATCATGTAGTCGACACCGTTATCGCCTTCCCAAGTTAAAGTGGCGTCTGTCATGTTATTAATCTCGATGACATCCACATCTTCATCAGCAGCAATGACTACCGCTACAGTAGATGGCGTGAACTCTTTCGACTTACCCCAAATACGGTTTGGCCCTGCGTGAGAAACGTGAGTGAAACCACCTGGGTTCAAAGTTGAACCCTTCTTTGTTTTTAGTTGCTTGCTGTTAGCACGAACAACAACTTGACCAAGGATTTGTCCCATGGTGTGTACTCCCTATTAAAGTTTGAACTGCATTAGTGCGGCGAAAATACGGAACTGATTCACAATGTCTGGCTTAAACACACAGTTCAAACGGTTCTGATCACTCGTATCTCGATACAGTTCCAACGTCTCTTTGAAACCATCGAAATCTTCCATCAACGCACTTGGCACCCAGTCATTATTGGCAAGCTCTAACACGGCATTGCGCATAATCTTTGGTGTCACCACAGGCTGACCAGGGTCAAGGCGATCAAGTACATCGTCACCTGCCAACTTATGGCGAGGGAATCGGTTAGTCACCATGGTTCGAAGTGAGTAACGCAAGTAACCCAATGTCGCTGGTGTAGTAATATCGAGGTAACTTGGGTCTGGGTCGCCATACACGTTCTCACGGTACATTGACACTTCACGCTCAATTGCAATTTCATTACCTGGCGTAACGGAATAGGTCGCAATGCCATCGTGCAAAAGTAGATTGCGTTCGGTCATGTCCCACTGAGCGGTTTTAGCCGGTGGCAGCAAACTGGTTAGCACTAACGTTTGAAGTGGGCGAGCAGGGTCAATACCAAGCGAGTAAGACGCACGGCCTGCATAAGCGGCAGCGAATTCCCAAGGCGAGTTTGGCGAACTGTTCGTACCCATACACGTAAACAAGAAGTCATTACGCGCAGAGCCAAACGCACCCGTCTCAGCAAAGGTGCCACGGAACGCGGTATAAGCAATGCCTTCAATCATCTTGAGTGGGCCCCAACGATTAATCAGCTCGTCACGTAGGTCATTCATTGATTGGGTATCGTTAAATGGCATCACGATATGGTTGTACCATTCGTTCGGAATCGCCGCGATAACAGCGCTCATGTCTGGCGTTCCTGCACCGCCTGTCATGGCAGTAATCGCAATAGTCACGCCACTGGGCAAAAACTCACCGTCGTAGTAGTTGTAACGGATATCGATATCGTCGCCCGTAATACCTGTCCATTTACACGTCAGCTCTACAATATCTGTCTCAGCTGTTTTCAAAGCAGCAGTAACAGGCAGATTGGTATCAGCATTCACCTTAGCAATGATGGCCGTCGCAATAGAATCAGCATCGTCAGTGTCTTTCACCGTTACCTGCACGCTTTCGCCAGCAATCAATAACGCGATCACACCTGCCTTAACCGTGGTTGCCGTAACAGCAATCTCACCCTTAGCCGCACTTGCTGCTAAGTCAGCCACACCCAATGCATACACGTCTGTATATTCATTGGTTTTGCGGAACTTCTTAAGCGTAAGAGAAAGCATTGAACCTTTACCGTAAAGGTCATCCATTTGGCTTTCACTTGTCGTAATGCGATTCAGTGTAAGTGCGTCAGCACTGCCCGTTGCCAGCTGTTGGCCAAGGACTAATACTTTCTGAGCCAAAGCGGGTGTGCCTGAATTCGCTTCGCTGTTGTCGATCTCGATATAAACGAGTGGTACTCGAATATCGTTAGGAATAGAGCCTAATGACATGCTTATTCTCCTTCAGTTTTAGAGGTTGTTAGCCTTGGCTTCTTTCGCCAGCGCTTTCTTTTGTTGCTCGATGGCATCGGCTTTTTCTTTTGCCAGTGCCGCCTTGGCTGCATCCCAATCTTTTTGAGGGACTAGCACCACGTCGCCATCATTAATTCTTCGAACCCAGTAGCCTGTGCGTTCGACTTCTTCACCAGCTGCGTTAACAAAACCACCTTCAGGTTTGCGTACAGGCACTTCGGCGCTCTTGGGTTTAATGGGGATCAGATTCTTTTTTAACGACATGATTAAGTCCTATATTTTTGTCACGGTTTATTGAGGCAGCTTCACTTCACCATCAATGGTGGGTGCGCCATCTGCGATTTCACCTTTCAGACCAAAGGTAATGAAGTCATCTAACGTACTGAGATCAATCTCTTCATCTAAGTACCATTGCTGCGACCAAGTGACAGACCAGATAGCAATACCAAGCCTGTCAATTTCACCGCTGTATAAATTGTCACTACGTACGTTTTCAACGCGACCATAGGATGTTGGCAGTGCGCTTCTATCCACCAGTTCACGTACTAACTTTCCTGCGACCACTTCAGCACGTAGGTCTTTTTCGTAACCGAACTGGTCGGTGGTAAACACATAGGCCACCAGGTTAACGTTACCAATTAAGCGATTACCCACAGTTTCATATTGCGGAACACGTAGGGCAGCAATACGAACGCCACCGTCACGGTTCGACATCCAGCGCTTAATATCATCAGCCTTATCAAAGCGGCCAATGTGGCGCTCAACGGTTTGGATCTTTTCTATTTCACGCACACCACCTTCAAGCTTTGGCTTAAGGTACTGAACGATTTCATTCACGGCCCAAACGGTAGAACCACTGGTGGTAAAGTCGGGTCTAGACATTCATTAACTCCTTCCAGAAGTCACCGATAACCGCATACACTTCAGATTGGTTGTCGGTACTTAGCCCTAAGTATTCACTCTGTGGAATGTTCATCATGCGAGTGAACGCCCCTACAGACTGATAGACCGGAAATGCCAACGCTTTACCAAAGGCTTGTGTGATAAGGCGCGTATGAGCAGACACTTGAACCGGACCAGAAAAGCCATCTTGATGAACGCCAGCGTAGGCCAGCGGCGATCCAATTCGAACTTGGTTGCGCTGCACCTGGTACTGGATGGAGTCCAACAAATCGCCTTCGCCTTGCAAAAGGGATTGGTTTCCATGTCGAGTCTTCGCATAACTGCTAGACCAATCATCCCAACGCTGACCATCAGGTGACGTTTTCTCATCGGCGATTCTTCTTCTGGTTTGGCTCTCTACAATTCCACCTAACGAATCAAGCAATTCAACTTTGTGCTTTGGGTCGCTTAGGGTTTCAAGCAGCTGTTGATAGCGCTCAAGCTCTTGCGTTCCCGACACTTGAACACCAATCGACATTACAAGACGCCTTTCAAACTGTTGCGGGTGAACTGGCGCTCGTTCTCTTGAATCAGCTCAACCTTGCCCACGCTGCTTTCGCTTGGGGCTTCGATGGTTGGCAAACCAAGTTCGCGCTTGCCATTGGCTATCTCACGCAGGGTTTCAAGCTGCATCTTGTAGCGCTCTTCTAGTAGGTTCGTGGCCTGTTGGTCACGGTCGGCTAACCAGTAGAACGCAATAGTGATGGCAACCTTATTCAACATGCCTGGCACAGTCGGCAGTGGCAGAACATAACGACGACCTAAGAAAGAGTTAATCTCTTCATCAGCTTGGTCTAATGCCTGGTTAATCCAAACATCGTTGAGTTCGCCTGTGGTGCGGTCTACCGCAAAGTTCCACAGCATCTGCTCATCACGATCAAGTAAGTCTTGTTTAGTTGCGTAAGTTGCCATCGTATTTACTACCTTTTAAAAACGTTATTGCTGCATGTCTTGAAGATCGAGTACGTCTTCAAGCTCAACAACTTCAACCGTCAGGTGCGGCTCGTCGTGTACTCGCTTCGCCTTTTCAGGAGAGAGGAACACCACGCACTCTGGTTCATGATCTTTCGCATGAACTCGCGCAGACGCATCCGGCTCTTGCTCCACCACAAGCACCAGTTTTTCTTGGAGACGATGGAACTGAACGCCTGAGCGCCAAAACCCAGCATCTGATTTAGCGCATACTTTGAAAGCGCCAAGAATACCGATAGCGTCAACGCCATCCCCAGGATGAACCACATCATCTTTCTTTGAATCCACTTTCTCACTTGCCTTTCCTTCTTTGGTTTCAGTGCCCACCACCGACGCATCTTGCTCCGGCTTGTCGTTCTCCACCTTTTCAAGTTTCTTAGAATCAGGCTCTGATTGAGATGAACTTTCAGCTGTTGATGCTTCCGGTTCGGTAGTTTTTAACTGAACATTGGTTTCAGCTTCTGCTTCGGCCTTTAATTCAGCATCGGCGTTGTCGAGTGCTTTCTGTTCGGCTTCCGCTTTAGCGGTGGAGGAATTTCCTTCCACTTTTCCAACTTTTCCAGTTGTTGATTTTTTAGTTCCACTCACTGTGAACTCCTTTAAACGAATATTTAATGGCGATTAAATTACGGTTTAATGCCCCAGAAACTCATGATCACACCCGCTGAAGAGGGCAACCCATTCGCCGCACCAAATGAAACCAATGACACTTGGCTGCTTGCATCCGTTGTATAGTGACGCCAACGGAACTTGTCGCCAGCAAGCAAAGAAATGGAAACAGTGAAGTCATTCGGGCGTTTTTCATTATCGAATTGAAAGCCAAGGGTTAACGGTCGATGGCTACCTGAAACAGGAACCCAATTGCTACCATCAAACACCTCAGCAAACATGCCCCAATCACTGGCCGCAAAAGGTGAACTCTCACGCAGTACCAAAGCATTGATACTCACCATGCCGCTAAAGTCTTTTAAAGCGGTTGATTCGCCAGTCACCAGGTCAACGTCTATATCAGGAGAGGCCAAAGGCACATCGTTGAATAGAATCGTTTCCGGTGTATTGTCTGCCGCGAGCGTTTGTTTTAAATCGTTCGCATCTGCGTGACATAACTGGCACGCATGAGCAAAACAGATTCAGGTGCTGGTGTAGCGCTTTGGCTTATCAGTGGTGAGTTTTCAAAAAACATACTTAACCCTCGGTAACAATGAGGTGCGTTTTAGCGGTAACACTGCGTGCATAAATAGGTTTAGCAACAGCGCGAGACCAACCTTTAGCATCATATAAACCAATGCTATGCCCCCACTTCTCAGCGGCGTCAGGCTTTGCATCTTCCACTCTGAACGTAGCGACGCTTCCACCTTCATTTTCCATGTAGCCAGCAGCTTCACTAGAGATTAGCGTCCAATCATCAGAATTGATTTCTATTCGAGTAGTCATGAATTCTCCTTGATAGCGTGGCGGTGATTGAACACCGCCAGCTCGTCATCGCCCTAGGGCTGATAAGCGGTTACGCTGTTATCGATTACTCGACTTCGGTACTAACAACAATTTCAACGTCGTTGTAGTAGATGTTGGAATCACCACCTTCAATCAACATGCGGCTAATAAGCTTCTTAGCAGCAGCTTCGTTCGCAGGGCCAACCACAAGCGTGGTAGCGCGAGTGCCAAGGCGAGTGCCGTTTGCACGTTTCATCTCTAGCAGCTGCTTCTTCGCCAATGCATAGTTCGCTTCGTTTAGCGTGTCTTTAGAACCAATCGCGATTTGAGGGAAAGAGAAACCAACGTTACAACGACCATCAACACCCGCTGCAAGCTTGTTATTAAACCAGGTGTATTCTTCGCTTGGGTTCATGTTCTTGAACACGAACGGGCGACGGTTTTGGAAGACAATAGGCTTAATCACTTTGGATGTATCAAGCAAGAACCACGCTTCACCAGTGTCAGTTGACGGGTCACCCACCACGTTCGAGAACGTTGACGCAGGTGTGGTTTCTAACGGGTGATCACTATCAAAGTAGTTTTGGCCGTCGTAACACAATGTTGTAAAGCCATCAGACAAAAGCTTGTACGTTAAAGTGTCTGGGAAGTAAGCAACGTCTTCACCGTATTTTTGAGCGATGACGGAATACATACCAATCTGGTCATCTTCAACGTCTTCACGTTTAACGAAAATTGAGCTTTCCCACGTTTTGTTTTCGATCGAATAACCATGCTTACCAATATCAACCAGTTGGCGATCACCAACCCACTCGGCAATACCTGGTAAGTCTTTTAGCCAACCGTAATAGTTTGCCGCACCTGAGCTTGGTACTTCAGTGGCAACCATGCTCCATTGCGGTTTTGCAGCATCTACGCCTTTGGTGTAGGCGGTGGACATTGTGACAAACAACGCCTCTAAAATTTGAGCTTCAGTAGCCATTGGTTACTCTCCTTTGCCTTGCTTTTGTTTTTGTTTCAGGAAGTCTTCTTGAGACACATTCATTTTTCGGCACATCGCAATTTCATGCTCTTCAAGCTTTACGTCACCTTGTTTTTCTTTAGGTGTCTTGTGCTGTGAATTGGTTGCGATAGATGGTGCGGTTTCAACGAACGCTTCGAACTGAGCAATGCCACCTTCAGCGCGACACATACCAACAAACATCTCTTTGTTCGCAGGGCAACCTTGCCGTCATCAATCGCAGCCTGAACCAAGTCATCGATTTTCTGATCGTCAATTTCTTTTAACTGAGCTTCAGCTGTCGCGGCGCGGTTCAGTGCAACGGTGTGTGTTTCAATTGGGATGAACTTAGTTAAGTCCGGCGTAGCGGCACGGTTTAGCGCAATGTCTTTCTCAGACTTAAGTGAATTAATTGCGGTAACACCTTGCTCTTCGGTCGCGTCTGCGGCTAGGCCAAGCGCGGCTGCAATCAGCTGTGGAAGCTTCATGTCGGTTTCCTCTTGTCGATTAAGGGCAGGTACATAAAAGTTAGGTTTGTTGGTCAGCCCAGCACTGCTCATCGCAGTGATGACGCCTTCGTCGTCGTAGTGAAAAGCAGGGGAATAATAGAGGTAACGCTTCTCTTCAATAGCCCAGCGGCCTTGGTAGTTCCATTCCACTTGAGCCCAAATCTCACCATCACGGTTTTCAAGCGCTAGAATCCAACCGTAGGCTTCAGCGCCTTCACCTTTGGGGGCTTTGATTTCGGTGGCATGTTCTAAATCGAAAGGCAGTTTGGCATTGAAAGCGCTCACAATGGCGTCAGGGTTACTGTTTAACCACATGCGACCATCGCGACCTTTGGCTTCACCTTTTGGGATCATCGGTATCCAAACCGTATTGGTGTCTTGCTCTGTACCCAAACCATCAATAACAGTTTGGGAAAGGTTAAAGCACTTGGCCAAATGGGTTTTCTTCATTACTCGCTCCATAAATCAGAACTTACATAACAACCTCCTCATTGGATTAGTTGGTATGAACTCGTTTCGTGGAGTTAAGAATGCAAAAAAAAGCAACCGACGAAAAATAACGTCGGTTGCTCTATTTTGAGAAAGGGGAATGAATTGAATTGCGATTGCTAAGGGCTTAAAGATTACCCGAAAAAATCAGCTTATCAAGCTGACTTGTGCAATCTCACCTAAAATAGTTTACTGAACCATGTTTAAACACCGTTTAAATCGACTCAGATTTGTTAGAACTTTTTTAAACGACACATTGTAGCCATTTTACAACTAAGAGCCGCTAGAGAGCGTCTCACGCATTCTTGTTTCTTTTTGTAATAGGTCTTCTTGCATCGCTTCTTGGCGTGATTTACCAGGGTTGTAATTCCATCCTGGTTCAATGCCTTCTGGTAACACTTCCACCTCACCCGTTCGCTTGTTTAACCACTGCTTAGTGCCACCTTCTGGCGAGTCGGTCGATACCTTATCATCGGCAATCAGCTTCTCAGCTTCAAACTTCGATACTTGGCGTATCCAACATTTGCAGCCCCAACCATTCGGTGGCATGTGGTTATCCCACCACGGGTCACCAACAGGAAGCAGCGTATCTTTCCATTTAACGTGATCAACTCGATGCTCCATGGATGGCCCAAGCTGATAAAGCAAATAAGGCATGGCGCGTTTGGTTCGCTCGATGCGCTCCCATTGCCCCGCTGAACGTGCCGTTCTCATGTTGGTTTTGTAAATGGTCTTTACACGGCCTTCACTGCCTAATTGAACGGGCTTTGAATCTCCGCTCAGTGGGTCAACCATTTCTTGAATGCCCCACCAACCAGACTTAACCAAGAGTGGCTTTAAGATATCTTGAAACTGCTTGAACGTTTGGCCTTGCTCGATGGCCTCTTCAACAATGGCTTTCACATCCACAAGAAGATCGGCATTCAGCATCTTTGCAACAGTGAATGCGTTGTTGTGCTCTTGCTTCCATACGTCGCGATAGTCAAAGCCAGGTTCTATCCCTTTACTCTTGAACCACTCTAGTGATTCAACAGGGACAATGTTTTCAGACGCCAGGGCTTTAGACATCTTTAGCGTCTCCATAGCCGCGCATCTGGAACATGTATTGCGCCATCTGCTCAACAAACACGTCAGCGCCTAATGTCTCTTGAAGCTCTGGCAGCTTTTCTAAGAACGTTTCATAACTGTCTGACGCATTGGCCAGTTCGATGATCGGGTTCATGAAGTCTTCCGCAACTTCTTCCCAGTCGCTCATGGCCTCATCGGTTAAGTCGTTCATTTCCGCTTCAGCGGTTTTGCTCACACGGTTAATGGCAAGACCCGGGCGTTGTCTGTTCATCGCCGCTGGCATGGTTTGCGCTAAAATGGCAGAGGTTGGCATGAGCACTTCTTCGTTCTCATCGGGCTCAGGTAATCCAAACTTTTCACGTACGCTCGATGCAGAGACTTTAAAACCACGATCAATAAGAGGCGTGATGCTATCAACCAACATCTTCAAGTCTTCTGGCTGAGGAAGTTGAATGCGTACTTTCGGGTAATGCTCTTGCGGGCCCCAGTTCAAAATAATGTAAGGCTTAACTAGATATTCATTAATGCAAGACTGAAGCTGACGCGCATCCCACTCGGCAATATCCATACGCACATCATTATGCACGTTGGCTTGAGATTGTGAGCTGCCGTTATCAGCGGTCATGGTTTGACCAAGTACCGCTTTACTGGTTTGTTCATCACACCAACGAGCCATGTTTTCAAACAGCGTATTACCGCCATTGCCTTTGGCCGTTTCAATAAGCTCTAGCTTCATGGATTCAGGAATCACCGCACCTGCATCACTGGCAATACGACCAATGGCATTCACCAGAGTACTGATATCTTCGGTACTGGCGTTCGGGCCGTACTTACCCACACGAACCGGAATACCAAACACTTCAGCAAAGGCCCACCAATCACGAACCGTGAACGACTTAAGCATGTACATCACGGCAACCAATCGCGCTAAACCGTTGCGCCATACGCTGCCAGATTTAGATCGAGGCTTATGCACCATAAACTTATACGGGTCTAAAGGCGCACCGCTTGGCGCGTCATCGCTGATAAGCAAAATCTCTTGAAGCGTTTCATTATCCTGGCGTAAATAGCGAGGGTCTACCCATTTATAATCTTGTGGCTTCCATGGGGTCTGTTTGGTATCCCACAATATCTGCACCACAGACAAGCCTTTACCTAGGCCATCCAGCAAGTCAAACAGCAGCTCAGGGATTTGGTCATCATCCATAATGCGCGAACACGTTCTGCCATTTCCACATCGGCTTTGTCTTCACTCGCCGCCACAACGGTTGGGGCAATCGCTGCCACGGCCAACTTACGGGTGCGCAGCTGCGCCGCGTAGTGCAAATCACGCTCTTCCATTTCTTCGGCAAGCGTCATGTAATCTTCGGGGTTGTTCCCATCCACCACACTGCGAAGTAATCCCGCTAATCGAAGCGGGTTTAAAGTAGAGGCGACACTGGCAGGTCGAGGGTTACGTACACTGGTGGTGTACGCTTTGGCAATGTCTTCAGACAGTAGCGTCTTATCGGCTTTTAATGGCTTGCCGCTTACATCAACAATTGAGGTCATAGTCTAATTCCTTTGCCGCGTAGGTCTTGGTTCGGCATATCATCAAATCGGTTATTTTCTTCGGCGGTGCATGAAAGCGGCGTTGGTTTTCATCGGCACTGGCTTGATGGTGTGCAAGCCGTAACGCGTCAAATCCGCCTTAGAGGCTAAGTAAGCAAACCAAATAGCAATGGCACTATCACCGTGTCGTTTGTTTCCGTTCTCGCCTTTGGTTCGTGTTGAATCAATACTAGGAACGCCTGCTTTAATTTGGATTTGTCCCAAATCAGTAATCACGTCCTCATGCTTTGGAAGCAGTATTTCATCATCTTCAAACGCAGCTTTAAATGAAGGCATATTCTCGCGGTAGTAACCCACAGATAGCATTACCTCAACCACTTCTTCGCCGTACTTGTATCGTGCTTGTTCGGCTAGGTACTGGCCATTACCACGCGCATCAAGATAAATACCATCACGCCTTGGGAGTTGATCACAGATAAAGTAAAGCGCTTGCTCTTGCTGCTTGAATGGCACATTGCCAAGTTCTAATAAGAAAGGCACCGTTCGCTTCACATCATTTTGAACGGCCATGGGTGCATAAACGGTTAAGTCACCAGAGCGCGCAAAATCCTCACCCAAGCAATGGCGCAGTTTAGGATCGAGTTTATCGAGCTCTGGCTGAACGTGTTCGTCTAACCACTCTTTCATCTCAGCTTCGCGAATGTGCTCTTTCGCTTCGTTAAACGATTTAGAGCCAGTGAAGCTTAATACTGGGCCATCTAACCGCGCAGCACGTTCACGTAAACCACGGCTAATGTAAGCACCACCGCCATTCTTCGGAACACATTGATACTCTTCAAGTGCATCTTCTTCGGTGGCCGTGTCACGAAGCAGGTTCGCTTTCCATTCATCTTCGAGTTCTTGCGTCCACGGTGTCTTCTTAACCTGGCATATCCGTTTGTATAGCCCTTGTTCGCAAGCGTCATTTAGGGTGATGGTGTGGATCGAGTAACGCTTTTTACCTGCACGACTGTCTTGAATTAGGGTGTTGAATAAATTCTCGATGCCGTTATGGGTACTGATTAAGCGAACCTTTGAACCCCACATGGTTAAGGCAAGGGCCGCTTTTAGCACTTCGGCTAAGCGTTCATGAAAGGCCGCTTCATCAATGATAACCGTGCCTTGCATACCACGCAGGTTAGAAGGGTTACTTGATAAGGCTTTGACTTTGAAACTAGACGCAAAGTTGATCACGTAAGTCAGAATGTCTTTGTCTTCATTCTCGAAGACTTCTTCACTGACATCATCACACGCGCAGCTGTAAGCTTTGGCCCACATCGAGACAGCATCAATGAACTCTCGCGCCATGTCTTTGGTTGAACCAACATAGAAGACATCTTCACCGCCTGCACTAGCAGAGGCGGCAGCACTCAATGCTGAGTCTGCCGCTTCTGCCCATGTCACGCCTGTTCGTCGGCTTTTCTCTGCAATCTTTAATTGAGAGTCATCCGCTATCCAGCGCTTTTGATAAGGCAGCAATACATCATTCTTATCAAATTCGCCAGACAAGATCGCACTGCGACTTTGTGATGTGGTTTCATTTTCCATCAGCGTTATCCAAGCATTGCACGAACGGCGCAATCTTTAGCTTCTAACAGCTTTCTTAATGCGATTTCACGCTCTTCATTATCAGGTAGGTCTTCAGCTATTAAGTAAGCCAACTCATTGAATGGTTTGCTGACCGTTTGTAAACGATCAGGTAAATGCAAGTATTTAAAATACTGAAGTATCTTCGGTGGTGACGGTTTCTTAATTCCCATTATGCAATCCCCAATATGCCTTTCTTAATGTCTTGAATGGTTTCAGCGGTTACGCCAGCCTGCTTCACAATGGCTTCAGTTGCATCGGCCACTTCTGCCGCAAATGCAGCGCGTATTTCTTTTTCAACCTTATGGCTCACCATTGAGGCTTGCTCGATACGTTGAATAACCAAAGCGAGTTGAGCGAGTGCTTTAGGGGGAATTACTTCACCGTCTTCAGCCGCGCTTTCCATCATGGTCATGGACGTTTCAAAAGCCATGGTACGCACAAACTCTTGCAGCAGCTTACCCACATCAGAGGTGGGCGCTTCACCCAGTTTGGTTGTCCACACTTCCGCCACTTCGCGAGACTGCTTCAAACGCTGGCCCATTTCTTCCATGCGTTTGGCGTATCGGTTAAATCCAGTACGACTGATTTTCACATCTTCTGGAAGTCCCGCATCATCAATCATTTCATTCACGGCCAAGCGAATGTCTTTCTGTGTCATGTTCCCACTGCGAATAAACGCATTCAGAGTTTGACGAATTTCATCAGGCAGCAAATCTATCTTTGATTTTCGATTACTGGCTGAACGGTTAACAATGGACATACAACACTCCTAAGCGCGTGGACGTTTTACGCCTGGCACAATGGCTTGGCCTGTTGCCACATCTTCACCACGGCCTGTAAGTTTTGCGACTTGGCAATCTAATACAGTACGAATGCTAATTAGCCCTTGCTCTTCAAGCCAAGATAAGTGCGTACGAACTGCATCACGGCTGATTTTGTGGCCGTAAGTATCAAGGCAAGAATCAAGGATAGATTCGTTCGCTTCATAGCCTGTCATGTCATGAAGTGACCGTAAGATCACAAGACGCTGGTCTTCTTTTAATAACTCTTTAAAGCCCATAACAATTCCTATTTATCATCTTTTAAACGTTGTTCTAATAACAACTGAGAAAGGTGATTGATGGGCTTGAGCTCTGCTCTAAGCTCTTTCAATTCACCACGCATTTCTGACAGTTCAAGACGAAGGCGATTCACTTCTTCGTCAGTGGGTAGTTGGTCTATTTTCGTATGCAGTTCATCCACATCGCGCCTCACTTCTTCAAGCTCATCACGCTTGGCGTACGTTTTAGAAAGCAAGGCGAGAACCAACATTCCCAATGTGCTCAACGCAGCCCATGCGATAGGCCAGTAAGTTTTGATCCACAACTCCATTAATGTGGCTCCTTATGTGATTGACAACTGACGCAGCGCACCGCATTTGGCATCGCTTCTAATCGCTTAGTTGAGATGGTGTCACCACAACTTAAGCAATAGCGATTACCGTGTTCATCTTCGTCGGGCTGTTCTATGCAGCGTGTACGTTGATGAGCAATGGCTTTTTCTCTGAAGGTTTGCTCAAGCTCTTGAGCCTTATCGAACTGGTCGGTCATTTTACTTTCACCGCCTTAAGTGCATCACCAACCATTGAGCCTGTGCCTTTGGTCATGCCACGCTTATCAGCAGAGCGCCAACCAAGGTAAGTAAGAAACGGTGCCATCAAACCCGCTGCAATTTCCCAATTTGCCCCCGTTCCTTTATCAAAGGCTTCGAGCAGTTCAAACAGGAAGATATAAGCAATGGCAGAATACAAACTCAAACGGCAACCCCAAGGGCGAGTGTGACGAACGTATTCATCTTCAGCCTTATCACCTTCACGAATCGTAACTTGGGTTTCGTGATGTTCGGCTTGTTTATCACCAAGCGTGAGTTCTTGGCGGCGAGTCTTTTCCTTTTCTAACTCGGCCTTAATCTTCTCAAGTTCAACCAAAGATTCAGGTGGTAAGTTTTGTAGGGCGCGAGTAACAGCCAATTCTTTCTGTGCCTTGTTAGCTCCAAACATTGAATCGGCTTGCTCTACCGCTTCGGCTACTTTGTCTGCCGTTTCACTACCACCAAACAAACTGGATATGCCGCGAATAGCAGCAGGGCCATATTCCATGGCAAGCGAAGCTACCCCCGCGATGACTGAAAGTGACATTCTCTTAAGCTCCTGATTTTTGAAACTAGGTCATTCCCTTGTGGCGTTTTCGCAATACCAAGGTGGCGATCAATTTCATTTTGAGAGACACGGCTCCACGCTTTCGAAAAGTAACTTTGCATGGTGGCATCGTGGCTAAATAAAGGCGGGTTTAATGGGACTTCAATACCTGTTTGAACTGCCTTCAACTCGGCATCAAGCGCTGCTCGCGCCCTCGTTGTTTGGCAAAGTCCCAATTGCGTCCCATTAAGAAAGCTCCCAAGCAGCATTAGTCAAATGCACTAAACGGTTATACCAACCTTCAATGAAGCGACCTTGAGATGCATTGTTTTTAAGAATTCTTGCGTAGTAACGGCCACGACGTAAACCATATCGAGCAGTAAGGTATGACACATCATGACTATGAACCGCAGCGCGAGTGGCTGGGCCTATTGCACCATCGGGTTTTGTGCCGCTAATTTCTTGAAGAAGTTTGATTGCTTGCCTTGCGCCATGCTGTACAGCGCTATCCATATGGAACAATGCAATAGGGCCTGCCCATTCATGGCAATAAGCAGCTTTCCAATAGTTGGTATGATAAATACGAACGGCTTTATCAATCGTGAGGTTTTTAATATCGACATTTGGAAACGCTCGTTTGCTAATGCCAAACTTGGTTTCACCGCCAGCATCGAGAGGGTCGTTAACATAACCACCATCGTCGCGTAAGCCGCCTTCTGCCTGCAAGATGAAATGAACAGCGTGACAAAATTCGAGCGTGTAGCCTTTTGTTGAGAAGGGCCAATTTTTAGAGGATTCAAAAAGCATAAAAGCACAACCTTTAACTGTGACGTTAAATTGATTGTGCTTTTTATTTACTTCCTACATAAAAAAACGAACATTGCCCAAGCGTTAGCTTTCTGAGTTTTTAAACGCTATGAAATAAAGGTAAATCAGTTGTGTAAATGGGATAAGAACTAAGATTAGCATTATCCACCAGTCCGCTTTAAAGCCAAGTTTTTTCGCTACTCTACAGAGTGGAAATGCAGTTATCAAACCTGCAATGAGAACCACTATTAAATCAAATACAGTCATATTGTTTCCTTAAAATAATTTAGGCTGACGCTTTGCCATCTCTAATGAACGCATATGCCTTATAGCGACATAAACATTTTGAGTTGATAAATCATATTTCTTAGCAAGTTCTGGAACATTATTGCCATTAAACTCCTTCCAGATATGCATGCGCTTAAGCTGGTTTTCTAACAAGTCACCTTTCGGGAAGTAGTATTGTAAACCGCCTGTATCTTCACATAATCTAGCGAGTAGTACTAAAGCATATCTTTCGTCTAGACCTATCTTCGCAAGTTCTGAACGCAAACTCTCGTGGACGGTTAGCATCATATCAGGCCATCGATGGTTATTCCCTTCCGACGGTAGTAAAACTTCTAAATCATCAACACTAATATCATCGAACCCAAACATTTTAAAATTTTCGTCAATACTCATCACAGCCTCCCATCCACATGGCATAAATACAAAAACACCCCGCTTGGCGAGGTGTTTGTAGTATATGACAGTGTTTAATGGTGGGGCACGTTAACCAGTTTTGTAGTAGTTACTCGCATAATACTCAGCTAATAGCTCATAACCAGCTGGGCCTGTGCAATCGTTGTTCGATGGAATGCGACCACCACTTTTAGTGATCACTTCGGCCATCAATCGATAGTGCCATTTCTTTAAAGCTTCTAACACTTCAGCTGCTTGAGCTGACTTAAGCCAAACCGCCTTTTCAATGCCACGTCCATTTGATGCAGTAGTCATGCGTTTCACATAAGCATCAATGGCAACGTCGTTCGCATTGCGGATAAAGCCTTGTTTGTGCATGGTACGCCAAATTGCACGAATCTTTGCCACTTCTGGCGCTCTTGCTTGTGGTTTGCGTTTTGGTTTAAAGCCTAGCGCTTTCATTCTGTCTAACACTTTGGTTAGTTGAATGTCGTTCAAGCCTTTTGCACTTCGTTTACCTGTGTATTGCTCAAGAACGTCACGATAAGAATCATCTTCCATGGCAAGATCACGCTTAGCGATTTGGACAAGTTTGAGTAAGTTAGACATTGGCTAATCCTCTCCATCCTCAACCAAAACAAAACCGTGTTCTGAATCCACAGCACCAGTAATTACTTTTCCATTTTCGGTTCGAACCAAACCGAATTGCTCTGCGTTTTGAATTGCATCTCTCAACACTTCAAGTGCATGATCTCTTTCGTTCATTGTACTGTCCACCTTTTAGCTAAGCCGCTTTACGTTTGGCGTTCTTGCATTCCAACTGACAAGCTTTGCACCAACTCTGCAACCCATCAGGGTTTCTTCTGCATGGCGACCAGAATAAGGTGTCTTGCGGCCAGTACTCTTGGCAGTGTGGGCACCATTTCTGCAAGCCCAGTTCAGCATCGAGTATGGCTTTACCATTCGCTAAGCGGCGTTGTAATAAACCTGCTTTCATTAGTGGTGTGTATTCACCAAACATAATAAAAACCTCCTATAGCTTTGTGTTGTACTGGCTGCTCATCAGTACCTAGCAACCACGCTAGGCAGACAAGCAAGGCGAACCTTGCTTGTTTCGCTTTATTGCTCTGCATCCTGATAATGCTTCGATGGTAATATTCGATCTTGCCCCTCAGTGATAGAGAGCATGATTTTGATCACTTCTGGTCTCAGGAAGTATCCGTGCTCTAACGTTGCTTCAGCTAGAGTTTCAAGCGCACTACTTGCAAAGGCCAATTCTTCCTGTGGTGATAGTTCTCTAATCTTCATGCTCAACCTCCTTCAAGCACGTTGCTTTAGTCAGTTCTAACCCTTCGAGCTTTTTGAACTGACGACACAGCACAGAAGCTTTTGAGAAGTGAGGGACATGAAAGGCAAATATCTCATGTAGGTCTGGGTACTCTTTTTTAACTCGACGCTTGCCAAAAATTCTCTCTAGATCCTTTTTATGCTTTGCGGAATATTTAGCTTTGGTTTTTAAGCACCAAATATCTTCAATGATGTCGGGGCGATTTTTTAATTTCTCTTCATCCCAGTAATTCATCCAGTCACCTTTGATAAAGCCATCAACGTATACTTCCAGACATGTTTTTGATTCAGATACACGGACACGATTTACCGACACTTCATGGCCTTTGTAATTGAAAGCGATAGCAACCCAACCACCTGCCATTTCCGCTTCAATCTCAGCCACATTTCTTTTGTAATTGGTTTACTCATTCTTCATATTCCTTTTCATTGCTTGATATGGATTTCACTCGCTTCGCTTTGGGCAGTGGCGTATTGCGCAATCACCGCTGTGGTTATCTGCCATTGTTCTGCTTCGACTTGAGAGCAGCGGCGAAACTTCATGATGTATTTGATTAACTGGTTAGGCCGCTTCGCTTTCGTCTTTTCCATTGAGTTCATCCATCATGTCTTCGTACTCTTCACGAACGTTCGAACTTGACTGGTTTAAAATGAACTTCAGTGCTGCGATATAGCCTTCTTCAAAAGTGCTATCTGGAAATGCAGTGCCGTCGTTTTCAATTAAGCTTCAGCCATTTCAATTTCTAGATCAATCACTCTGCGAGTGTGGGCGGTAGTGAAAGAACGTTGCAGTGGGTTAGCTGTATGCATGTTGATACCCTCTATTCCGTTTGTCATAAACGGTCACAATGTTGTTGTTTCGAATTAGGAAGTAGGCGCAGTCACTTTCTAAAATTCGCTTTGGCTGCCAACCTGATTCTCATTTCATTATTCTTCGCAGTCTGTTCTTGCTTGGGCGGTTAGCTTTCGCCACCGCCTCTACAAGTTGTGGAAGGCTGCGACCCGTACGTTGTCGCCATCTTTCGATAGCATGGCGACTGACGTTTATCTCTCCATATCGGGTGCTTATCAGTAACATTCACACCTCGCTATAGCTTGGCGATATCAAGAGCGATTTGTTTGTACTGACCATCACCTTGGCGTTCATAGATTCGAAGGTAAGGCGTTTTACCAACAACCTTGATTGAATCGGCAATGGCGTCCATTGCTTCTAACCAATCAGGGTCGGTAATGTTTAGCTGGCGAAGACTAAGCACTTGGTTTACATCGATGTGACCTTGTTTGTTTACGCGGAAAGACAGATCAACCAGGGCTTTAATTTCATCGCTTGAATTTTCATTCCAACGGTTAATGCATTCGTCAATTTTTGCCTTAGCCGCTTGGATGCGTTCATCGAACACGCGGTGCTCTCCAATTGAGCGTTGCACCTTGTATTTGCCATCAAACGAAAGCAGCGTAACGTTGCCTTTGGTTCCGCCGTATTTCACATCAAATTCAGCAGAGCTTAAGTCTACAAAATCCGCGACATTCTGCATGGCCTCTTTCTTAAACAGCGCAAGGGTTTCTTGTGTCGCAATCGCTTTTTGTACGATGTCAGCAACAACATCATCACGCAGTAAATCAACGTCTTTGATTTGGCTTACTGGTACTTGGTGGCCTTGGCCGTTAAAGCGGAAACCTTCTTGTGGTTGGGTTTGATTAGTCATTGTTTTTCTCCACGATATTGAATGTAAAAGTGCCGTCTTTTTCGGTAACTTCAACTTCGTCGAAGTCACGTGCATCTAGATCTTCAATGGCAGTTTCAAGAGTGAATAAATCATCTTTAACGGCTTCTACTTTCTTTTCTAAGTGCTGACGTTGACCTTCTAAAAGCTCTATGTATTTTTCTTTGCTAATGGTTTTCATTGTTTTTCTCTCAGTTATAAGTTGGGTTTGCAGATTTGTTTTCTTGCGAGTTGATAACGGTGTTGCCTACATATTGCTGACACTCACCAGACCACCAACGCACTAGGCATTTACTGAATCGAGCTACATACATTTTGTTCAAAGTGCCGTGGCGCATTTCCATCACAGCAACCGCTTTATCCATTAACTTTCTTGAAGGGTTGGTGACTTCGATAACGGGAATCGCTGGCTCGTAGTTGATGCGTAAAATGAAGCAGTCAGCTAAGGTCAATCGACCACGGGCGGTTAATACAGCCTGTTGTTTTTCATGCGAGTTCATCATTAGATAATTCCTCATTGAATCGATATATATGACCAGGTGCCAGCAAGCACTCATCAGGTCTCATTTGGTCTAAATCCACCCCGCCATTTACGACATGAGCCACTCGGTCATACTTAAATACCAAGCCTTTTGAATCCTTAATCCACAAATTGGCTTTACCCTTATGGGTCGTAATCGTTTCTTTGCTCTTACTTACAATGCTCATAAGGCACCTCAATCGTTGGTTTCTAATTCAGCAAACGCTTTGCGCAGCACTTGCTCACTAATGGTTTGGCCTTTGGCAAACATCGCCGCCAGTTTGAGTGTTTTGCTTAGCAATCTAAGGCCACCTGGGCGCTCACTGATTTGCAGCATTAACCCGCGTTCAGACTCGCCGTTTACGTTCCATGCATCAGCAATGGCACGAACGTCTGCTTGCTTGGTTTTGTGGATGCCACGCTTTTTCGCAATGCGAGAGAACAAGCGCGCAAAATCTTCATTACGGCGACCGCCTGTAAGCTGCGTATATACTTTGTTGTTACCCACTAGCACCATGCCAACGCCCGTTTCTTCTTGCAGAATTCGCAGCTCTTCCAGTGTTGGGTAGTCAAGGTGATCCGCTTCATCAATCACCACCAAACCTTCGCTACCAATCAGACGGTTTCGGATAACGCGAGACAGTGGGCCTTTACGGCGTGGCGCATCGTCCATGCCTAGTTCCATAGCCAGTTCATATAGGCACTCAGTAAGGCTTGAACGGCTTGGGCTTGAAGTGATCATCCATACGTTGTTGTTGCTTCGTTTGTATTCGCGCAGCGCTTCTGATTTACCCACACCAGACGCCCCAAAAATAACCACGATAGATTCGGTCACTTGGGCATACATCATGTCGTCGGTTAGCTGCTTAGCTGTTGGTGTCATCACAAAGCCAGGGTCTTTACTTGGTGTGGCATTACGCTGTTCTCTCATGCGTAGCCATTGGTTCAGTTTTTCAATCATCTTGGCTGGGTCAGCTTTGTATGAACCGTTCAAGATTTGGCTTAGCGTGGCAGGTGATACGCTGATCTCTTTTGCAATCTGAGACGCTGAAACAGCCTTCGATTCTGTTAATGCACGAATGCGCATTAATGTGTCGGTTTGCTTAGCCTCTGCATTGCCTAGTTCAACTACGTTTGTACTCATATCAATCTCCATTTATGGAAGGTTTAAATAGGGTTTAAAGCTTGTTTTTGAATTTCTGTTCAAACAGGTTTGAAACGCTTTGGCTGAAGTTCTGTTCGTAATCTTCGTCTTCATCTTCTAGCGCGATGGCCTTAGCCGCCGTGTTGCCAATCGAAACTGGTCTGAATGGTTCAACCACTTTGCTTTCAGGTAGCGCTTCTTCTTCAAGCGGCTTCATCATTGCAGCCACTTCCAGTGCATCCATTTCTGTTTGAGCTTGAGCAGCAATCTTGTTCGCTTTGGTAAATTGTGTGCGTTTGCGTTTGTGCTCTCTTGCCGCTTGCGTATCGCCAAATCCAGTCTTATCAAGACATTCAGCGGTACAAATTCGAACCCCATTCAAGGTGTAAACCTCGATAGATTCATGCAGCTTTAATGGGTCGAAACGCGCCACGAGTTTTTGGCCAACATGGTTCATCATCGATTCGCTGTAATAGCGGTTCTTACGGCCTTTCAAACTGCCGCCAGCGTCCAGTGAAATAGTGCCGTGTTTAGACACTCTTACTGCCTCGGCTTGAAGCATCATCATTTGCAATTGGTCGGTGGTTGCCTTGCGTATTGCTGCCGTTTCATAGCTGGCATTGAACGCTTGGTTAAAGCTCATAAACCCTTTGCACACTTCGGTGTTTCGGTTCTCTTTCGCGTTGTACATTTCCACGCCTTTAGCGATGGCTTGTAGAAAGTCTTCCGCGTCGATCGCCTTGCTTCCGTAGTTGTCTGGTTTTGCCATTGGGTTCGGGCCTGTATAAGCGCCACGGCAAAGTGGATGTTTATCGATGTACTCTTCAAGGCCACCCACACCAAACGCACGTTCTATCGGTTTGGCTTGGCCGTGACCTTTGCCTAATATCACGCTCGACCAGTGCAACTTGATATTCATCATTGGGATGATGCCAAGGGGATCGTCTGCTTTTACTTTGAAGCGGTAACGGTTAGGAACGCCGCCTGTCATCCATTTGTTTGCAGCTGCTCTGGTGTTATCTAAAGTCAGTTCTTTAGGCACACCGAACTTTTCACAAACGTCCATTAATGAAAGGCGAATGCTGTCTGTGTTTTCACTAATGTCACAACGCCAGCCAACAATTTTGCGGCTGTAGATGTCTTGCCAAAACCACGTTTTAGGACGAAGAATTTCACCGTTAAACCACTTCACAAATACGTTGTGTTGATAGCCATCGCCATTGATCCATTCCAGAGCGTGAAGCCCTTCAACGGTACGTTCTTGCGGTGGGAACATTTGGTGCAGTGCGTGTTCACCTTCTCGAAGCATGATGCGTTGTTGTACTGGCACTTCATGTTCAAGGCGGCGTCCTAAGCTTTTTAGGCTTGGTACTTTCCAACCTTTAGATGGAGCCGTATCAATAAGGCGCTCATAACACACCGACATAGCAGGTTGCTCTAGGCTCAAGTAGTCGGCTTTGAAAAACTCCCAAGCTTCAGGTGTGATGTAGGCAAACTGATTCGGCTTTTGGGCTTGGGATGATTCAAAGTTTTTAGGCAACAGAGCTGGAGCCCAATCACATTCGTCTATCCCTTTCACCTTCGCGCAACTACGACGCAAAGTAGAAAGTGCCACGCCATATTCTTCAGAGACCGATTGATAAGCGTCCATCAACTTGATGCCGTTATTCTTAAGTACAAAGACAGCTTGAACGGCGCGCAATGCTTGCTGTGCTTTCTCTTTGGCAGCATTGTTGTTCTTACTCCAACGAGCCCAAAGCGCTTCACGGCAATACGTTTTTGGATTTTTATTTTGAGGTAACTTGAATACCTGATCGCCAACCTTAACTTGACCGTTAGCTTTGAATAACGCTGTTTGAACCGACACAGGTAGGATGCTTATGTGGTACTCAAAAGCTTTAGAACCCTGGCGTTTTCTCTTAGTGTCAGGCGTAGCTAATGAGTCTAAGCGCTTACGAACGTTGTGTGGGTGAGATGGTAACCCACCGAGACCAACACACTCTGAAACTGAAAACCATTCCATCGTCTAGCCCTCTATGCGCTTTTTTGTAAATAGCGAGAAGGCCAAATTTCTTCAGGAGAAACACCAATTTTGTCTGCAATGATGCGCTCTGCTTTTGGGTATTTAAATCTCAGTGCGTTACGAAGTGTAGAGCCTGCAATTCCATTTTCTTTAGCTAGCTTTTCGTAGTTTGTTCCACATTTAGCTAGTGCTGCTTTTATATCAGCTACGTGCCAGTCTCGATCAAGTGCGTCCATAGTGTTACCCTTATGTGTTACTTAAACGCGCAAAACGTATCGCTTGCGCTCTTATGTAACACATAATTGATCACAAAAACTCGCGCGTCAAGTTATTTGCGATCTTTTGTTGCGCTCTGCGCTTTATTTGACAGAACTAGGTATACCAATGGATTCAGAGAAAAACTTGGCAGAAAATGAAGAAAACTCGATGCGATCTTTATATCAAGAACAAATAGATCGCTTTAAAGACCGTTTAATGGAAGCAATAGGTGATGAGTCAGTGCGCTCTTTTTCGAAGAGGTGTGGGATATCAGAGAGTGTTATACGTAAGTATTTAGCGGATTCTTATCCAAATGTAGACAAGCTCCCAAGAATTGCTGAAGCTACTGGCCGTAGTATCGAGTGGCTGTTGACAGGAACCGAATGCAACTCTGAGGAAAAGGTAATTTCATTTAATGAAGAGTTTGCTCTTATCCCTGGCTATCGAATTCAGGTATCTGCTGGGCATGGCTCATTAAACCCAGATCAGCTAGAACCAACCAGGCATTTAGCATTTAGGCGTAAGTGGTTGAAGTACAGAGGCTTTAAAGAAAAAGATTTAGCGATCGTGTGGGCAAAAGGTGACAGTATGGAACCAACGATTCACAACAACGATACGCTTGTGGTAAACATGGAAAGGAAGAAACCATCAGATGGGCACATATACATCTTTAGAAACGGCGATGAGTTGTTTGTGAAGCGCTACCAAAGCATGTTAGGCACTTGGCGTCTGATTAGCGACAACAGCTTCTACAGCGATTTAGACATACCTAAAGAAGAACAACATCAATTTGAAGTAGTAGGCCAGGTTGTTCACATTGCAAAGGACTTAGGCGATTAGATTTAAATGTTTAAACTCGATTTAAACAGCGAACAAACAAAAACAGCCAGTGCTCACTTTGATAGTCTAAATCACATGAATTAGAAAGGATTGCTCAAATCAGCTAAAATTGCTCAACAGCCAAAAACGCAAGCGGGGCTCAAGACCTAAAATCTCAAACCCCGCACTGTATCTAGCTTCAAGCCTAATTTTATCCCACTTGATCCCTCAAAGGTCCGTTAGATCCCTAACCCTTACTTATTGTTCATATCATTAGTCTCTATACACCCGCCGCGCCGCCTGATAAATGAAACCGCTTAATCTGGGAAGTAAGCGAAATCGCATATTTCCCAACTTAAGCGGTTTTTTCAATTTAAGCGGTGGGTGGTTCAGGTGGTTCTGGAGTGTTTAAAAGAACATTAAACGAGTGCTTAAATGTCACTCGTGAAGTTTTATTACCTTTTATTGCTGTCAGCCGTACTGTAAGCACCGAGACATCAACAGGCACGCTTTCCTCGGTTAGTGCAAAAAGTGTTTCGGTAGTGTCCATCGACAGTATCGATTCTTCTGTTTCTGCGTTGATAAGCTCGAACCTAGTGACTACATCAGCTTCTGGTGTTCCATCGTCAAACCAACTCTGCAGTTGCTCTGAGGATACTACTTGGCTTAAACGATTGCGGTGTGACCACGTAACATTAACTGGCAGCGTGATTTCGTCGGCCCAATACTTTCCATCGATTCTGACGTTATTCACAGGAAAGGGTTTGTGCGCTCTGGCTTCAATTTCAGTGGTGAGAATTGTTGCTTCGGCCGCTGGTAATTCTCCTTTGGGAGTCACTGTCAAAGCTCTGGCTCTTACTGTTTCACCCTGAATGAACTGTTCAGGAACGGCATAACCATCAAGGAACAGGAGCGGCTCACCATTTATGTGTTCCTCTGGCTGAGTATCAAGCACACCACGAATAAGCGTGGCAACGTCATTCTCTACACTGCTCACAACTAACAGCTCGTTACCAATTTGCGCAATGGCTGGCAGGGCAGAGACATCATAAGCGTTAAGCACTTGAACAGTGGTACATAAGCGAGTGATATCCGCTCCAATGTTTGCGATAGTCGCAAATCCAGCCCGTTCGATAAATCGCCAAGTATTCGAGTTATCAACGTATAGCTCTGCGCCCAGCGTATCTCCAGTTGGTTTTTCTCCTAACCACGCAACATAACTTACATAGTCCGGTAATGCTTGAAGTTCTGATACATCGAGGGTCGTGGCTAGGCTCCAAAATGGCAGCTCGACTAAACTCTGAACGACAACGGGTTGAGGGGCTGAGATAGGTGGTTTTCAATCGCTTGGAGGTGGTGGGTCATAGTTTCCGGTGGCTGCTGTA